GTATACACTTGTCGCATCTGTGTAAAGGTGTTGTCCACAATACCGTCAAGGACAACCCGAGTAGTAATTTTACGCTTGGTCATTCTTCAACTCCGAAATGTTCTTCAATATCATTGATTGCTGTGGACATTGCTTCATCCACATTCCATCCATCTTCAATAGCCAGGTCTCTGTTAACAGATACAAGTTCCAAACATTCCCGCACAATCAACTCGGCGAACTTTTCCTGAAATTTGGGTTCTGAATAAGTCCCAGTTTCATTCATTTCTCTTGCAGCCTCTTTGGCAAGTTCTCGAATTCGTTCGTTCATGTCATTCTCCTTTTAACGCACCGCCAAACGCTTGAACACTGCCAGGATCTCGGGCTTGTTCATCATGGCGTCAAAGGCTTCTTGTGTGCTCCTTAGTGTCTATGCTTGTATTATAAGGCCTTTTGGGAAGATTGTCAACCTACATGCTGCCGCGGTAGTCGGCGATCATATACCAGTCCGGAACAGATGTCTCGGTGTTCTTGGCGTTGAAGTCCTTGCAGTACTGGCGGGCTTCTGCTTCGTTGTCGAAGTAGATGGTCTCGTCTACCTTGCTACCCCAACCACGCTCGTATTCGATGAGGTCTACTCTGTAGGCTGTTGGGCGAGTGATACGGGCCATTGTGTACTCTCTTTCTACTGTGTTGAGTCTACGCATCTTAGTTCCTTTGTTGCGATGTATGTATTACAACGCCGAATCAAAGACCTGTCTACCTCTAGGGTTATTCAGCTTGTTCAGTGCTTCGAGGTGCTCAGCCTTGCTCAGTTCCAACTCATAGATCATGTGGATCAAGTAGAGCATCATGATCACTGCGGCTCCGATGCCCAGGAGTGGCAAGGGCACTGCCATCAACAGGATGCCGGTCACGGTGCCTGCTGCCAGGGCCACGCCAAATACCTTGGCCATGTTACGAATTGCGGTTTGTTTGGGAGTCATCATATTTCCTTTGTGTCTATGTATGTATTATAGCAAAACGGTAAGTTCAGGTCAACCGTTTTGCTTGACCCGCACATCAGTATTCAGTGCAGGCATGTACTGAGCAATCAGCTGTCGTTCCAACTTATGTGCAACTTCTTTGCCACGCACAATGTCAACTATGGTTGACACTATGCTATCAGTACCGGCATTACGAATTGCTTCGTACAAAGCCCAGCTCTTGTCTTCAGTGCGGCTGCGATAGATGTGCTTGTTTACACGGCTACGCAGGCTCATTAACACAGTACGCTGAGTCTTGGCAGTGATACCAATGTAAGTCTCGAACCCGATATGCAAAGCATATACGATATGAGTGCGATCAACACGCTTTTTACGAGTGGCTTTTTTTGCTTCCATACATGTATTATAGCCGATTTGACGATTTTGGTCAACCGTTTTGCCGGGCAAAAAAGCCTACTTTTTTGTGGCGTTTTTACAACAAATTTAGTGTGAGTTTCTCACAACATATAATATTATCAATTATTATTGAGTATAATTCTCGAGAAACTGATTTAAATCCCCATAGAGATTAGCTAAAAATGCTTCTTTTGATCCGTAGAATTTAATGTTGGGATTTTTTCTATCTATATTAAGATAATATGGATCTTGTAATCGTTGATCCAATTGTACTAATAGTTTGGGACGTATTTGTTCTGGTCGAATATCAAAATTATAATGCTCGATATTCATTCGTTGCATTGCAATATAACCATGAGCACTGAGGCGCATACCTGCACCTTGACGAGAATTTCGCCACCATGTTTGCATGGCCCAATCTAATCCAGGACGCTGAGATTCAGGAAACTGCCTGATCAGTGCTTCAGTAATGGCTTGTTTATTTCGCATTGGGGTATATTTTATCCCCTTGCTTGAGCAATACTACAGAAAACTTATCAGTGCGAAACTGAATGTTTAGTTTTCTAGCCAAATTGATTGCATGTCCTTTATTTGAAAAAGATACTTTTTTATACTTGGGACCTGGATACTGAGTGAGTAAATTTGAAGTCTTGAGATTGATTGGTCGATTATCAAAGAACACTGCCCAGATACCTTCGCTGGCCAATACCTGTTCAGTTTTATAGGTCTGCTTGTTGGTGTTCTCTATTAACACTGATGGTTTGGGGCGGCTCATCCATTATACTCCTACATTTATTTATGCAAAAATGTAGGAGTATTTAGAAGTCTTTTCCGCCCAGTTCCACAGTAATGACTTGTTCTTTTTGTGCAGTCAACAGCTGAGTTTGCAGTTCTGTTATGGCCAACAACATCTTGGTTATGTCAGCATGCAAGTCCTTGGCATCTCGGATTGGCATCATGAATTCACGTTGTCCACGTGCTTCATGTGCCTTTACTGAATCAATGAACCGATTAATGTGTATACTCATCAGGAGAACTTGTTAAAAGCACCCTTCTTTTTCAAGAATGGTTTCAAGTTTGGTGGTTCCCATCCTTGTGGTTTGAGTACTTTACCATCTTCACGCTTGCGCACCTTGCCAGTTTCTTTGTTAATTTTAGCAAAGTTAGTGCTCATGACTTCTTTCCAAGCACCTTCGGCATCCCATCCGGCACTGTGGATAGCACCGATAGTAACAACTAAAATATCAATAAGTGCATCTAGCGTTTCGACATCGTCTGGAGCATCTTTGAGTTCTTGGTATTCTTCGTCAATTAGGCGCATATACATATCGAACTGTGCTTGATCTCCCGTGACACTTTGGTCACAGGCTTTCATAAATTTTTCTTGATCTCGAAAAACATTCATTTCTTACTTTTCCTTTGTTGTTGTGCCATACGTCTGGCTTCTGACCAGGGCTTTCCTTTGTTATGCCCTAATAATTGTTTTCTTTCTTCATCAGTGAGATTTGCTATCATAGTTTTTCGCACCTCTCTCATCTTATTTTTAGATTCTGCCGAATGAACTTTTCCCTTAAATGGGTTGTTCTCCTTCATTAACTTACTATGATTCTCACGACGTTGTTGTGCAGCTTTAGTATCTTTTTGTATTTCTTCGTATGTCATACCTTTTGTGTTGCCGGGTCTACCTTTGATGGATCCACCTTCGCCTAACTCTGGTTTTAAGTTGGCCCACTCTGGACTATCTACAATCTGCCATAAATCACTGTAATAAGATCCCCAGATTCTTACTTCTTCATTATCTTTACATTCTTTTAATATTTCAGTGCTAACATCGTTTCCATGTTTCTTAACATGTCTCAACCAGCGGGTGCCAGAACCTTCATATTGGTAAGGATTTTTTACTGTTTTACCTAAATATTTTAATCCAGTTTTGCGATGAGTTTTTATGTACAAGTAAATCATACTATATTTATCATCGTAATGGGTTTGTCATTTTATTGCCTAATAGAAATAGGATGATTATTGGCTTCTTCTTTGGTATAAAATGGACCTTGATACGGATAACGTTCCAAGGTAATGAGTTTAGGGCTTTGTACAATGCACCAAGTTCGACGTTGTTTGACCTGATACCATCCGGCTGCAAACCACGAGCGTGACTTGCGATTCTTGGTATACAACGGCAATTTATGTTGCACATCCCAGATGGGATTGTATACTCGAGATCCTGACGGATATCCTTGTACTTGATAGCTAGCAGGTTCCTGGTTAGGTTTGTTTCCTACTGCTGGAAATTCAATATCGACCTGTTTGCGGATCATTGCAATGGTCTTAAATGGCATGACCTTGTCATTAATACGCACTGCAAAGCCATCTCCTGTGGCTTCAATATTACCAATTTTTTTATTATCCTGTGTAAGGATGTAAAACTGATCCTTGATCACGGGTTTAGCTATGATGCTCATCTAGTGTTCCTTTATATGTTTCGTTGAGCCAACGAGCATATTGCTCTGCTGACTCGGATATCTTGTTGAGTTCGTACTTGCCACAGAACTTCATGAATCTCACACCAACTTGACCAATGTCTTTGTGGCTGATCTGTTCACGTATTGCACCGTCCACTTTGGCTTTGATATCTTCTGGTTGTGCAGTTAAATCAATCAGCACACGATTGCGTTCGTAGTCGTCCTTTACACGATGCTCCTCACCGTTGTGATCAGACCATCTTTGTAACATGAGATTATTCCACGAATAGCCTTTACTGTTACGATCTTCAAATGCTTCTTGCAAGCCAACTTTGTTTTTGGTGCCTTTGGTTCTCACACCAGGATATGCACTAAAGACGTTGTCTGACGTGTCGCCGCGCATACATTTCTCAAACAGCAACCATTCAGGATCTGGAATTGTTTTATCTGTCTTGGTCTTTTTATCTTGCACACGTCGGCCCTTGGCATCAAATATACCAGTGATTGTGTGAAGCTCGTCAGTGATGCCATTATATTGGCTAACGTTGGGTGCCAGCAATTGTATAAAATCAGTGTCTGATGAAATGATATAGTGCTCGTCTTGCGGGTGCAAAGCTATCCAGCGAGCAATAACGTCGTCGGCTTCGGCTTCTGGATGTCGGATAACGCTACAATTAGTACCGTCGGCCAAATATTTAGTGAGACTATCGTAAGTCTCCCAAAACAATTTATCCTCTTCTTGTTCTGTGTCGGACAATGCGGTCCGAGCCACAGCACGATTCTTCTTGTAAGGCGCATAAAAGTCCTTGCGCCATGAGCGACCTTCTAAACAGAACACCACGTGGTCTGCTTGAAATTGTTTGTGTACTTTGTTTACACTGCTCATCACAATATGTAAAGCATATCCTACTTTTTCCCATGCATCGGCAGCACGGAAAACAGAGTGTCGAGCACGAAAAAAAGTGTTAGCTGTATCAATCAAAAGATATCGCATTGGGATCCAATATATTGTTTTCTATACAGTATTGTAACACAAATTCGGCCCAAAAGCAATGAGCGTCTTTACCAAAATGCCAAGAGCCGGCGCTGACAGGTTCAAATTGATCACGCAGAATCTCATTGTAAGTGAATTCTGAATACGGTGCTATGTATGAATCTTTCCAATCCAGCAGGCGGGTAACACGGTCAAACGAATTGTTGCCGTTGAAAAACACATGCGGTATCTTCATAGCATCCAGTTCCTGATGCAATTGCCAAATCTCTTGATGCCAGTATTGTTGACGCTGATTCCAATCCACATTAACTACAAAATGTCGATACTGATCTTGCAACTCTTCAGGAACCCAATCTAGTCCAGAGCTACCTACTTGCAAGTATTTGCCATTGTGCATCCACTCTTCTCGTTCCCACGTGCTCCACTGTATGATTGCCACAGCTGATTCCCAAGGATGCAAACTTTGCATCCAAGCTCGCGTGGTGCGTAGAATTCTGTAGTTAGAAGCAGCAGATTCAGCATCACAAATTAGTTCAACACCTAACTTGTTGGCCAATTGTTGCCCCCAGCTTACAGCTAAGTTAGCAGGATGTGGTCGGCGTCCTAGTTCAGGATAGCCATCATCTTCAGCAAATGCAGCAGGGGACACTGCTTCAGCACCTGCTGTATGGCTATCACCGTTGACGTATAGTTTCACGATACTTCAGTGCGACCGTTGCCAACATCGGTGCTGCGTACCCACATACCACTCTTGGCCATGGCTTCTTCTTGTTCCCAAGTTTCCATTACCACATGTCGACACACATTCTGAAACCATCGATCCACAATTTCAGCATCAGTATCATCCTTCTTGATCATGTATCCAGCTTTGACCAGCCGCGCTACAAAAATCTCATTCCAGTCCAGTTCAAATGCACCTTGATGCAAGTTGTCTAGATCCACATCCATGCTGAGAATGTTCACATAGGGCAAGTTATTCTCAGTGGCCTGTTGCTTGGCTGTTTTGGATTCTTCCTTGGCAGGGCCTCTTTGAGCTCGAGCCTTGGGCGGAGTCACTGCGGGCCCAGACGGCTTGGGTTCTGCAACGGTGTTGGGTTTCTTTCGAAACATATCAAAAAATGCCATGTTATTCCTCTTTTACTTCTTGCCAGGTATAATCGCCCAGCCACTTGACTTGGGTAATATATTCGTAATTTTTAGGAGCACTGCTGCTCCAGTCATTGGGGCCTAATTTAGCCAAGATGGTTTTGTTTTTGTTGGTATCAAACGCCAACCAGTAGGTCTGACCGTGATAAGTCTGGAACTGATATTCGGCAGCATGAACTGCATCTGTTATTTCTAATCGACGTTTAATTTCTTGTGCTTGTGATTCTAACACTCGAACCAGATCCATGATGCGATTGTATTCTTGTTGAGAATGCATTCTAGCAACATTGAGCATGATGTCCTTTTGTTTTTCAACAGGCACAAGATCAAACTTAGGACCCAGGGTGGACGTGGCGTACGGCGTTACATTTCTGTTGAGGAAATGTATCAGCGAACCAGTTGATTCACTATCAAAACTGCTGACACCATTGGCTGAATTCTTAGTCATTTTGATATATGTCCACTTTTTCTATTATCGTTTTATTTGCCACAACAAATATTCAAATTTGCTTATGTAGTATACATCATCAATTGGGTCGCCGGGTCCTGAGATAATTCTAGATCCTTTGTAACACCAAGTAAGCCATAGTCGATCTCTAGAAAAGTAACAATTTCTTGGCCATAAACAAAAATTCAAACGCCAGTTGCGTATTTGATTTAGGCCCCATTCTTGATATTGAAACTCTTGACTCACCGGGTGATCAAGCATCAAGTGCCCCACTCGTTCTTGAACAAGGGTACTTGCAATCGGTCACTGTAACGTAAACCTGCGTTCATGGCCATAATAGCCACAGCCTTGTTATTCAATGAGTAAACACTTTCTACACCGCCCACTGGCATCAAGTACACATGTCCTTTGAATCCTGCAGAACGGAATGCAGCAATAGCACACTCAGCATCAGCAAAGTCTTGTTCGGTAGCAATAACAAATTTTAAATATGTTGTACCAACAGATTCATACTCACACACAATTTCTGGGCAGATAGCATCTTCCCACTTCTCACCACTACAAGGAAGTTTAGCACTAACTGAGAATGTGATCTCACGAGATGTAAATGGAGGATTCGTACCCCACTGTTTTAGAAACTCTTTAAACTCCGGAGTTAGTTTTTGAGTACCATTTGTTTCAAAAGTAATTTCTTTCAGCTTCAACATCTTTTCGTGATTCAACAAGTCTGGATAAGCACGTTGCCAACCTAGCAATGGCTCACCACCGGTGATAACAAGATGCTCATCCTTCCATTCTCCGTGCGGAATGATTTCCACAATACGATCTACAATGGCTTCGCTGGTTAGCATGGGACTCAACTCTTTAAAGTCTGGATGCCAACTAGCATAACTGTCACATCCAGTGCTAACCAGCGGAAGTTCATTATACTCTTTAAATGGATGCATGGCATGCATGACTGCAATTTCTTCTGTTTCCTTGCTTAGTTCGCCTCGTGGCATACCGAATCCTGCACATTTGAAGTTGCATCCAAACACACGCAAGAACACACTGGGCACCCCCATATAACGCCCCTCACCTTGGATACTATAAAACAGTTCAGCTACTTTAAGTTTACTCATATTTTTTGTGCTTTAATTAACAAATGCCAACCCAGGTATTCTTTAACTGCTGATCTCATGTCTTCTGACATGGCAGCAAACCAGGGCTCTAATTCATACTCGCCGTTGCGGTACTTAGGTACATTATACATGAAACAATGATCTTGCCTAATTCTCAGCACTCGAAATTTTTCCTCCAACAGGTCATAAATTTCTTCCTTGCTGTAGGCTTTGGCATACGGACAATCTGATTGTGCTTCGAATTGATCCAGGCCTTTTTGGATCATTGCATACTTCCAGGAGTTCTTTGCGTATACCAACATACGAAATTCTCCATTGGGCACCAGAGCATTATGAATATTATTCAAACATGCAGTCATGTCTGGATAGTGATGCAATACTCCGCAACTGTATACTAGATCAAATTTGCCCAAACAGTCCACTGCTGCACTGTCTGCGCCATCCATCACATGAAATTCGCCATTGAGTCCAAATAGATCAAATCGTTGTTGACTCATGGCCACAGATTCTGCTGAAAGATCAATTCCCACATAGTCAGCACCATGACGTGCAAACTCCACAGCATCAGATCCAATACCAGATCCTATCTCTAATACACGTTTGCCACGCCACAGATGAAAACTAGCAAAATCACGCAGGTGAGGTTCTACAAAGAATCTACGTTGTGTAACTTCGTTCCAATATTGTTCTGTGCCTGGCTCGCTAAGGCTGTGTTTGACATTACAAGGTTGTGTATTCCAGTAATGTTTAATTTTGTCTATAAGGTCAGTTGTCAAGGTCGATACTACTCCATGATTTCATTAGACCTTTGGGGTCTAATTTCAACATCTTATGCCAGATGTCAATTTTGTTTTCTATGCCCAATTTAAAATGTTCAAGATCGTACCCTAACGGTATTAGATAGTTGGCAATTTTCATAGCCTCTTGCATACGGCGGGTGCGCCATGACACATGATTAAAATCTCTAGGGTGATTAGGATTGCCCTCTAGCATAGGGCGATTCCTAAACACATCATCGCCATTCTTACCTGTAAGGTCAAAACGTTCATGTTCAATCATTACAGGTATGGTAATTACAATATCCAACATCCAGCCAATCTGACTGGTCCACGCATCATTGATCTGATGAGGTGATATGTTACCTGTAATTTCTACCCACTTGCGTGGCAAGATTGGAAAGATGGCATATGGATGTTCATGATTGGTTTCAGCTCGCAACAACGCAAAACGATCATTATACTCACGAATAACATCGTCCCACCCAGTGGTGGTCATTACAGCATCATCGTTCCAGAAAAACAACCATGAACCGGTACTGTGATTGGCCAACTCATTGAGGTATTCATTGAGACGAAGGTAACCTAATCGTTTGAATTGCATAGCACTATAGGTTACACCTTTGGAATCAAGATATGGTGCAATCACATCAATGAAATATTCTATAGTATCTGTATCATCATCATCAAATGCTATCAATACTTCGATACGTTCAGGACTAGTAGCAGTATCAATCAATGTGTGCAAACATTGATCCATTGGAATTGGCCTTGCACGTACCGGTAACAGTACACTGATATCAATATTGGGATTTTGTACGGGTAAACTCATTGTGTTATACGTGTGATATTAGTTTTTCCAAAGTTGCGTTTTCTACCAAAATACATATTTTCCAGAAAACGGTCTTCACTCATGTTAGGATCTTCAACAGTATCAAATTGATAAACTGTGGGGGTTTTCAATGCAGCATTGTCTTGGATGTAACCAAGAAAGTCATAATCAAATGATTGTGTGATTGGCAAGGTTCCTAAGTCTCTGTAGTCAATTACATAATTTCTTTGGAACTGTAATAGTTGATTTTTCACTTGCAAATCAATATTATAATGACTCTGCAAGAATTTGTCAAGTGAATCAAACACATAGTTGATCATTTGGTCTTTGACCATGTACAGTGTGGTTCTGTGCATAAGGTTCCACCCAAACACTTCAATGTTGCCGATACGGGGATGATCAATGCGCCCTTTGGTCATCCAGTTTTCAAAGTAACTACGAGTTTCTAAAAATTGCAAGCGGAACCACGAATCTTTCTGTACCCATGCATATAAATCTTCGTAGAACTTGCTGTAGTCAATATCTTGTTGTTTAGCTAGATATCTGGCTATGTACGTGCTGAGTCCGTTGATATGGAATGTTTGAATAAAACTACTCCATACCAGGGTATCCAACATAGTATCTCGCGGTATGGTCTTGGTACTTACAACTACATCAATGCTTTCGTTAAGATCTACATCGCCGTAACTACCACTCATGTAGTCGTATACTGGTACAGACTCCAGTTTATACAAACGTTTTTGCAAGAGATTCATTTCAGCATTTTCCAGCAGCTGACATTGTAGGATGTTAATGCCGCCATGATTGCCTGCTCGAAAGATTTTCCAAAAAGCTTCTTTCCAAGATTCTACTGTTTCTCCAGGCAAACCCAAGATCAATTCTGTATATACTGGAATATTGTTTTTGTCGCACAAGGCAAAGATCTCATCAATCTTGTGTTGGTCAAGATTACGACGTTTTATATTCTCTAGTACATCGTTGTCCATGCTTTGCACACTCACGGTGAGACCTTGACCAAAGTTGGGTGATTCGTCAATCAGTTTCTTAACAATATCTACAACTTCGTTCTTTTGATTCTTAGCCCAGGTCATGGAAAAACTTTCCAGTTTGCCCCAACGCTTTTGTACTTCAATTAGCTTGTCTACAATCATGTTGTCACGTTCCACAAACATACCAAAGTTGGCATCAGTGATGGTGACAAATCCACAGTGTTCTCCAATCCAGTCTAACTCGTCGTACACACGTTGCAGTTCAAACTTCTTGACCTTGTTGTATGTAAGGCTACCCCAATCGCAAAATGTGCATTGGTAAGGGCATCCACGATTGGTTTCTAATGTGGCATTCCAGATCACTTTGGGATTATCAGTCATAATACGATCAAAAATGCCTGTAAGATACGGACTTGGCACCTCGTCTAGATCATTGATACGTTTGGGATCTCCAGTGTTGATCAATCCTGTAGAACTGTTGATTAATAGTCCTGGAATATGAGTGTAGTCAGATCCATGATCTTCGAGAATATTTCTAAAAGTCATTTCTCCTTCCATCTTGATCACTAGATCCATGAATGGTTCTTTTTCAAACAACTCGGGATCTTCAATAGCTGGTTCAGGCCCACCAAACACTATCAAGCAGTTGGGATTGAGAGTTTTTACAAGTCGAGCTAGTTTATAATTATATCGATGATTCCACACATAGGTTGAGAATGCTACCACATCACTGGTGCTTAGTTTTACGGCCAGTTCTTCAATGGGTGCTCTACGCCATACCAGATGATCTACTTCCCATGCTGCGTTGACTTTTTCTGAAGCAAGTGCATAACTCAGTATAACTCCTGCAGAATAAGGTAGGTAGTACGCATTAAATTCTTTAGGACCTTGTTGGAAGTTGGGCTGAACAAAGCTGATTTTCTTTTTTGTCATTCAGTATTTACTCGTCCCACAGTGGCATCAACTTGATTATTGGTATCGTTGGCCCGCATCTTGATCCAAGGATCATGGCCCTCTTTCCACACACCAATGAAAAATGTTAGATCAAGTCCTTGATCCTGCATCCAAGTTGCCAACTTGGCAGCATCATTGGTGCGTATTTTGACCATATCAGGGTGATTTAGGTCTCCGGGTTGACTGGGATCACCTTCCATGATACGGCGTTGTTGGTAAGTTGCATCGTTGTTTATACCAGTAATATCATATCGATTGTGATCACAATGTACATCAATACGTTCAAAAATATCCAGGTAATACGCCAACTGACTTACATATGCATCATTGCTGCTGTGTTGACTAATATGCCCTAGTATTTCAAACCATTGACGTGGCAAGATAGGAAAGATGCTGTACGGATGATTGTTATGTGTATACACACTCAGCAGTTTGAATTCACCTGTGCGCTCGCGTATACGTGCGTCCCATGCTGTGGTTTTCATCACAGCATCGTCGTTCCAGAAAAACAGCCAGGACCCTTGACTGTGTTCAGCTAGGCCATTTACATAACGGTGCAAGTTATTGTAGCCTTGCGGTTCAAAAACCACAATCTTGTGTTTGATATTGTTTTTTTCAATCCAGGGACATACGTTGTGTAGCATGTTTTCCATACCCACCACGTCATCATTATCTACGCCAAACAATATTTCAATTGAGTCAAAATCCTCAGCCAGTGTGTGGAGACTTTGTATGCTACTCATTAATGCTTGTGCCCGACCACGAGTGGGCAGCAAGATACTGATATCAATTTTGTTGTTCATTTTAATTTACCAGTGATGTATAACACCTGCCACAATAAAGCAGTTGGTCACAATGTAACACAATACAATGCAAGTTCGAATATAGGCAACAAGATTTGCTTCTTGATCTGTGTTACCTGATTTCTCGCCCAGGGCCTTGGCCCAAAGACGCCACATTTTATTAAAACTCGTTGTCTTCACGATGACCTTGACGGCCAGCCATGTTTGAATCAGTCTCACGCACCTCTACCTTGCAACACCAAACTCGTGCAGCTTCTTCACTACCGCAGTTGGGCAAGAAGATTGTGTTAACGTATTCGTACAAGAAGTCAGCAATACCTTCGCACCCGGTCTTTTCTACTTCTGTGATTTTGGCCAGTTTGAGTCTGCCCAATTCCAGCAAGTGTTCACGCATAGGATCATCTTGTGCAACCAACAAAGTGTGATCAAACCAATCTTCTAGATTTGCCTTGAGTGGTTTTAGGCCGCCAAAGTCTGTACACCAGTTACGTGCATCCAGGGTATCGCATTCAAATTCAAAGTGAAAGCTCATTGCGTAACCGTGTATGAGATTGCAGTGACTTTGAGCACGCCACTGGCGATACGCTACAGGTCCAATTTGCTTGTAAGTTTTTGTTGAAAAATATTTTTTTGCCATGATTTTCTCCTATGTTGATTATAGCATAGGCAGCAGAGTTTGTAAAGCGGGAATGACGCCCAAGACCGCTATGAATATTTATACTGGTAGTTGGTAGCCTGTGGCCTTATAGTCGGCTTGCCCAAATATAACTCCACGTACTCCACCAATAGGATTAGCAGTGTCGTTCACTCGACGTGGAATCAAATGCACATGTGGATACATCACTGTTTGTCCAGCAGTGGGTCCCATATTGATACCAATGTTGAATCCGTCACATTTGCCATCGGCCACTAGGCTACGGCCATACCGCATAGCTGATTCCATACAGTCAACAATCACTGCATCGGTGTTGTAGTTAGGCACAAACAGCAAATGACCACGGGTCACTGGATAACGATCTTCAAACACAGTAACATGAAAATCACTTAACCCTTGTACTTTTAGATCCCAAGGTGCCACGCCCGCAGCTTGAGCTTCATCTAATGTTTCGTAATGGATCATCTTGGTGCAAATTCCTGTTGTAGTTTGATGTTGTCAAAGAATTCTTTCTTTGTGCTTTGATCTGTGTGGAATGAACCTTTGAGCACTGTGGTTTGTGTAAGACTAGAGTGTGCCATGATGCCACGATTCTCACAGCAGCCATGAATGGCCTGTATATACACTGCTACGTCTTCGGCACCAGTGGCCTTCATGATTTCTCTTGCAATGTCGTTACAGAGTTCTTCTTGCAAAGTACCTCGACGGGCACACCACTGTGCAATACGAGTATACTTACTGAGACCAATCAGTTTCTCTGCCGCAATAATGCCAATATAAGCAACCCCAGTAACGGGTTGGTGATGATGACTACACATACTACGAAGTTCACTGCGAACCACGAGCATGCCTTCGTAACGGTCTGCTGAATCATTTGGAAACGCTGTTGCGTCTGGTGCTGGTTCATATCGCCCTTCCATTATCTCGTTAAAGTACATCTTGGCCAAACGTCTTGCTGTGCCTTTGCTATTGGGATCATTCTCGCGATCAATCAACAAAGTATCTAATACTTGTTCAAATGCTTGTGTTGCTTCGTTGATCATT